TCAGTTGCTGGCGTCGACCATGCCGTGCCGGACAGCCAGCAACGCCAGTTCGACGTCACTGGTGATCGAGAGCTTCTCGAAGATGCGGTAGCGGTAGGTATTCACGGTCTTGGGCGAGAGGCACAGCTTGTCCGAGATGCTCTGCACCTTGTGGCAGTTGGCGATCATCAGTGCGATCTGGATTTCACGCTCGGAAAGTGTGTCGAACGGCGATGCGTTGCGCTCCGGCTCGAAGGATTTCAATGCCAGGTTCTGCGCGATCTGCGGACTGATGTAGCGCTGGCCGGCAAACACCTGGCGAATCGCCTGGACCATCTCGTCGAGGGCCGCGCCCTTGGTGAGATAACCGGCCGCGCCGGCTTGCATCAGGCGGGTCGGGAACGGGTCCTCTTCACATACCGTCACCACCACGACGCGGACGTCAGGCTGGCTGCGCAACAGTTTACGGGTGGCTTCGAGGCCGCCGATGCCGGGCATCTTCACATCCATCAGGACGACGTCGGGCTTCAGCTCGCGAGCCAGTTGCAGCCCTCGCTCGCCGGAGTCGGCCTGCCCGACAACCTGCAGGCCGTCGATATCAGCCAGCATGCGGGTAATTCCGGTGCGCACCAGATCGTGATCATCGACCACCAGCACCTTAATCACGCAGCACCCCTTGAGCAGAATGGAATGACGAGCCTCGCAAAAGAAGCCCCGAACAATTGCCGAACCTTAACAGAAAGCGGCTCTACGACCTAGCTTGGAAGCCGTTCGCCAAAATGCAAGCGCCAGAGAAATGCAGCACAGGCGGAATAAATGCTGACAGATGCCCGCAAGCACGTCTAGGACGGTCGTGCCGGAGAATTTCCGCTCTGGAAACATCGATGGCAACGATGCAGCGGTATCGCCGCCGCCCTACCGATCGTGCGTGCTCAATCAGCGCTGCTGCCAGCGGACTCGCATCCACCGCCCGAATCCGTATCCGCACTGCCACAGTCAGCGTGATCGCCTCTGCGGAACGAGTCGCTATCGTCTGTGGCGACAGACAAACTGATTAAGTCGTAGCTGGAACCTTCCCTTTGATTCCTGCCTACGGCTCGCCGTGCTTTGCGCAACGCCAGCCATGCGGTACCGGCGACCAGCAGGATTCCACAGAGGATTGGGACAGCCGTCACCGTCGGGCTCCTTGTCGGCAAGCCTCAGGCCTCGACGGCATCCAGCAGTGCCCAGGGCTTGTAGCCGGCGCTACGCGCTGCTTTCTCCGCCTCCAGGATCGCCTCGGTGCGACTCAGCGAGCGCGAGCGATGCTCGAAACGAAATGCGGGCCCACTATCGCCACGCACACTGAGAACGATCAGGTAGCCCCGCATGGGGTTGCTGACTTCCCGAGTGGTTTTGACCTTTTTCGGAGCAACGCCCAGCGCTTCGCGCATCTGCCGCTCGAGATCTTCGACTTGATTCATTCAGGATTTTCCGGAGGTTGGTACTTGAAGTTTAACTGAGCGGATCAACGTCCCACAGAATCATCTATCGGGATGATCAGCCTTTTCTGACCTTGTTCAACTTGTACAAGGCAATCGCAATCTGCGCGATACGTGATTGGGCGAAAGGCCGAGACGACGCATTTCCTCCGCCAGAAACGCGAAAGCCCCGCAGTGCGGGGCTTTCAACGTTGTAATAGTGGCGGAAGCGTAGAGATTCGAACTCTAGGACAGTTGCCCGTCGACGGTTTTCAAGTCTACCGCCGAATCCAAACGCCTCGCGGGTTTGACTAAGATATCATTTCCGCATCACCGCTTAAACCCTCCCTCCGCCATCCCCGCTGTGACTGCACCCGCCCTCCCGAAGCGGAAACGATTTCCAACTGGATGAGCCGCCGCTATGATGGCGCCGCATCGTAAACGCAGGCACAGCACTTACCTCGGGCATCGGACTTGCAATCAGTAGCTCCCGGGTTCGCCCCCTGGTGCCGGCACCACCAATATGAAGGCTTGCATGCAAGCTTTTTTGTAAAGCGCCTTACGTAATAAGCAACGTAACAAGCGCTACGAAAGGTGCTCCATGGATTGGTTGCAATTTTCCGCCTCCGTGATCGGCTCTCTGGCCTGGCCGGCGGCAGTAGTGATGCTGGCAGTATTGCTGCGCCAACCGCTGACCAAACTGATTCCCTTAATTCGCAAGCTTCAATTCAAAGGGTTGCAAATTGATATTGGGGAGCAGTTAGAGGAGGTCATTGCAAAAGTGGAAGCGACCACTGATGTCCTTCTCCCGGATGTTTCTGGCGCCGCTAGCTTCAAATCAATGGCCGAGACTGACGCGCGGGCCGCGATGCTCAGCGCGTGGTTTCCCGTTGAGCGCGAGCTGCGCGAAATCGCGAGCATGACCGACATAGATCAAACTGGTCCGGTATCGAGAATGATCCGCCAATTGATTGGGTTGGGCATGATCGAGAGCAGTCTAGGCAGCACCCTGCTTAGCGCAAACGGTCTTCGAAATGAAGCTGCCCACTTGACCGGTCCAGAAATTCAGATTGATCAAGCGCTGGCAATGGAAGAGCTGTGCAGACGGCTTACAGATCGATTGAAAAAGCTCAAGGCATACAAGCAAAGCTTGGTCGAACCTGGCAAGCCACTGCCTTGGAAAATCCCAGGTACTGGGGGGGCGCAAAAAGAGTAACATCGGTAATCTTTCCCGCCAAACTGCTGCAAGCTGTTGAATTGCAGGGATTTTACGGCGATGGCAAAAGGTAATTTCTGAGTAACATAGAAGTAATCTGGTTACTCTTTCTTGAAGTGATTTTTCAGGACATTAAAAGCCCTTAAAATCAAGTACTTACCGAAAAGTTACTTTTTCAGTTACTCCAGTATTACTCCTCTTTGTAATCTCCAAAGCCCCGAACGACGCGGCCTCCAGCTGTGGCCTGATCCCATATCACCGAAATTACTCTTTTCGGCATCCCCCCTTATCCCCGTATTCCTCTGTGCAGCCGCCCGGCCCCAGGAAGGCCCCTTCCTGCAGGGTTTCGCAGGGTTTCGAGTCACGCCTCACCCTTCGTGAAGCGCTGTTCCTGTGCAGCTTTGAGGGCGCTGCGGGGGTGAAGAAAAAACGCCCCATTTAGCCCGCCGGCGTGGCGGGGGGACGACAGCGCGCGCCAAGGGCTGACCGACCGACCTGCATTGCTCGCCGCGACCAACTGCGGGCAAAATCAGCCAGGCCGCGGACGTAATGGATGAGAGTCTGTAAGGAGTGCAGCAATGACTATGCCCGTGCTGTTCGAATTCGAAGCTGTGCCGGTACGCGTGATAATCCAGAACGATGGAGAAAATTGGTTCTGTGCCAAAGACGTCTGCGAAGTCCTCGGCTACAGCAACACAAGCCAGACGATTACCGACCATTGCCGAGAGAAAGGTGTATCGAAACGATATACCTTGACCGATAAGGGCCGGCAGGAACTCCAGTTCATTGATGAAGGCAACCTCTACCGGCTGATCATCAAAAGCCGAAAGGAAGAGGCTAAGCGCTTCGAGTCGTGGGTCTGTGACCAAGTACTACCAGCCCTGCGCAAGACCGGTAGTTACCAGACGGCCAACCGCTCGACAGCTACAGCGCGCATCTCCAATCATCGTCTGCGCCTGTCCTTGGCGAAGGAGCTGTACCGCACCCGCGACCGGGAACTGCGCGCATTGATTCACCAGCAGTTAGCCGACGTTTCCAACTCGTTGGGGTTGCCGGTACCTGAACTGGATAGTCTGGGCTATTCCGCCCCCACGGCACCAAATGTAGTGGCATCGTTCTGGCAGGCATTAGATTTCCTTGCCGGTAAGGAGGTGGACTTCAATCACGCAAATCCCGGGAATCTGCTGGCAGTTAACCTGCCTGAGCTGGCCCGCCTTCTGATCGAGCACGGTCAACCGATGCGATTCGATAGCGCTCTACGCCAGGGCCTGTGGCAGAGCAAAATGCCCCGCTGCCTACACAAGAACCATCCGGTAAGCAGCAGGCTCACGGGCAAGACAATTCGGTGCTGGGTTTTTGAACGCACGGTTAAATGAAGAAAGCCGCGCCAAGGGTGGTTATTACGCTGTGTGGGATCAGGCTGAGCCTGCGAGGGCATAGTGTCCCCCCTAGGTTCAGACAACTTCAATGGCGACAGTCGCCGCTCAAGCTTACCCTTCGTTGCCAAGACGAATCTCGAGAGACAAGCAATGAACAGATTCGGCGACAACCTTGTTTGCACTGGTAGCAATGAACCGTTGGTTGCACAACTAATTACTGAATCCGTTGAGTTCGTTGTGGTTGGTGGACTGGCTGTCTCTTGGCACTGCTCTGATCGAGTGGCGGACGATATGGATTTGCTGATCAACCCGACCACTGAGAACTCCGGAAAGGTGGCGAAAGCATTGCGGACCCTACACCTCCATCTGCCAGAAGGTTGGTCAATCGCGGCTCCAGGTAAACAGGTAAAGCTACCCGAACCGTACTACGGGGATTTGCTCAGCCCCGCACAGGAAGGGCCAAGCTATGAAGAAGTGAAAGGCTCGGCCGTGCAGGGAAAACTATTTGACCGACCGGTGGCGATTGCTTCGGCTTCCACTCTGCTGAGGATGAAACGCTTGGCCTGTAGAGACGTATCAGTCGCTGCCGCTAAGCATCTCTCAGACATTCAGTTGCTGGAACCACTGGTAGGCAATGAGTAGGCGCTGAACTGCACCACTTTCTCCCCGAGTCAATCGTTGATCTGCTGGGAGCCACTGTAGACACTACTCATCGCGCGGTGTGGCGTCTGCTCAGCCTGTGGTGGCCACTTTGAATTTCAGGACGACTACACCGAATGTGGCGGCACTGGTATCGTTTCGACGGACAAATGAAGATGGAGCGAGCGATGTACCAAAGGAATGAGCGGGTCGAACAGGACTATGAGGCTCTGTTAGCGCTGATGGTTGAAATGATCACTGCTCAGGCGCGCCAACCTGAATGTGACGCTCCAGAGTGGACCTTCAGCCTTCACGCACTGTCGCTGAAGCTGTTTAAGCATCTGTGCACTGCCAGGACAATTCTTGAGCCGTCACCGTTTGAGACGGAGTTATTACCTGCATTTGGCTACATCGATCACTCATCTGTAGCTGTAGTCATCAGATCAGCAATTGAGAACTACTTGGTAATGCATTGGCTATTCGCCGATGGGGATTTCGAACTTCGCGAGTTTCGACACATGGTTTGGGAGCATGCTGGCTGGAAAAAACGAAGCAAGATCACTCCCACCATTGAAGATTCAGTTCCGAAGCAGAAAGCAGCAATCGACGAAGCAACGGCATTGCTACCAAAGATAGAGACCTCACAGTACTTCGAACGTTTGAGAGATGATCAGAAAAAGAAAATTCGCAAAGGAATGTGGGACGCCGACTGGACATGGAATGAGCTCGCAGAAAATGCTGGCTTACATCTCTCTTATTTTACGTCGATGTATCATTACCTCAGCGGATACACACATAGCGACTTCATCAGCAACATGCAGATAAAGTGCGCGAAAGGCCTTCAAACACAATATGAACTAGGCTCATCGGTAATTGGGATTGGCCTACTAATCATGGGCCACTTTGCTCATTTCTACTCCCGAATGTTTCCGGCTGCGCATGCAGTACTCGATGCAGCCGGCGATAGAAAGGACTTGGCCCATATATGGAACATTAGAGCTGAAGACATGGAGTCTCTCTACGCACCCAGTCTCAAAAACTGAGCGGTTACTCGCTTTGGGGTAGTGTGTAGGGCTCGAAGTTCACCACCTCTTCCCCAAGCCAATCGTTGATCTGCCGCAGGCGCGCCTGCTCCGGCTCCAGCTCGTTGACCGCCCACACCTGGGCGGCGTCGCGGATCGAGCCGAAGCCGGCGGCGTTCTGCGGCACGATGCCCATCAGTTGCGGCGGGATGCGCAGCATGGCGAGCTGGTCGTCGCGGCTGATGTTCTTGATCGCGCCGAAGTCATCCTTGGCCGCCACCTCGCTGATGGGGATCAGCTGCAGGCCGTCCTTCTTGCCGTTGGGCGCGTACATGAACAGGTTGCGGAAGTTGCCCGGCCCCTTGCTGTTACGCATGGCACTGCGCAGGTCGGTGACGAAATCCTCGTTCTGGGCGGCGTCCGTCATGTAGAGGATGAAGCCGGCGTGCGACCCGTTCTGGTAGTACTTGCGCCGGAACAGTGTGGCGGCCTCATTGAGCAGCGCGCTCTGCAGCGCCGGCAGCCACTCGGGCAAGCCGTAGATTTCCTGATCGATGTCAGCCGCGCGAACATGGCAGACGCTGCCCGCCTTGAATTCGTGCTCATCGCCCCACCCGCGTACCTGGAAGTAGGTGTTGAGGTCCAGCCCCCGGCGCATGTACTTGGCCAGGCACGGCTGCAGGCCGAGGGTCTGCCGCAGCATGTTGTCACGCCTCTCCAGGTACAGATTCCCCGACCAGCCCATATCCATGACGATCTGCTCGAACGCCTGTCGACTCAGCAGCTTGTGGGGCTTGAAGGTCCTGGCCAGGGCGTTGCGCTTAAAGATCAGCCCAGACTGAAGGTAGACGCTGGCCTTCGACGACTTCGACAAGCCGTCCAGGGAGACCGGCGGCTCATACCAGCGGCCGTTGGCGTAACACTCCAGGTAATTGAGGATGTCGCGGCCATCGAGCACCGGTACCGGATCGCCAAAGGTGAACGCCATTGCCTGGCCGTCCTGGTTCTGGACCATCACCTCGCCTTCCGACGCCTGGGGCGCCGTCGTGGTCGCCACATGGTCGCGGCGGTCGCGTCTCTTGCTCATTAGAAAATCTCCATGACGCCGGTGTTGGCCGTGGTTTGGCCCTCAAGCGGCTCGTTGTGCAGTGCGTGGAATAGCGCCCAGGCCAGGTCGGCGTGGCCGGTGTTGTCGTTGCGGCCGGCGGTGTAGGTGAACTGACGACCGCCAGGGGTGACTGTCTTGCGGATGGCCATGAGCGACTGGGCAACATCAGTCCAGCCCGCGTCGAACTCCAGGCGCCCCTTGCTCACTACGTCCCACGCCTTCATCACCAGGCGCGTCTTGACCTCGGGGCTGTAGGAGAAGGTGCGCAGGGCCGGGAAGAACTGTTTCACCAGTTGCGCCACGGCGCTGCCCAAGCCGGTGGTGTCGATGCCGATATAGGTAACCCAGTAGCGCCGAGTAACCTGGCGTATGGTTTCGGCCTGGGCGGTGAAGTCCATCCCGCGGAACTGGTGGCGCTCCAGGATGCGGAACTTGCCACCCGGCACCAGAGGCGGCGCAACTACCACCAGGCCGGCAGAGTCCCCGGATTCGGCAGGGTCATACCCCACCCAGACCTGACGGTCGGCGAAGGGCCGCATCTCGAATGGCTTGTAGTCGTCCCAGACGGACCAGCTGTCCACCATGCACGGCTGCAGCATGGCCAACGGGAAAATGCTCGCGCCGTCGTCGACGAATTCGCACATCAGCAGGTTCTGGAAGGCCGCCGCGTCGTACTCAAGCCGCAGCTCGTCGATATCGAACAGGTCGCAGCCGCGTCCCTCGGCGTCGAGGATCGTGACGATCTGGCGCCAGATACGGTCCTCGCAGAGCCGGCCCTGCTGCAGCGCGCCGTGGCTGACGTCCAGCGTCAGGTGCTGCGCGCTTGGCTTGCCCTTGTTGAACCGCTCGCCGGTCCAGAAGGTGTACGCCTCATGTGCCATCGAGCTGGGCGTAGAGAAGTAGGTCCGGCGGTATCGTTTCTGCATCGCCATGCCGCTGGCGACCTTGTTCAGCTCGTTGAACTTGAACGTCCAGAAGAATTCGTCGAAGTAGAAATTGCCGTGATAGCCCTGGGCTGTACGGGCATTGGTACCCAGGAAGTGCAGCTCGGCGCCGTTGGGCAAGATAATCGGATCCCCGGCCAGCTCGACCCCTACCACGTCCCGGGCGAACGCCTGGATATAGGCCTTGAAGATGTGGGCCTGCGCCTTGCTGGCGGACAGGAAAATCTGGTTACGCCCGGTCGTCAGTGCATCGATCAAGGCTTCGCGGGCGAAGTAGAACGTGGCGCCGATCTGGCGGCTTTTCAGGATGGCGCGAGTGCGCTGACCGCCGGCACGGTGCCAGTCGAGCTGGTAGTCGAAGCAACCATCGAGAAACGCCTCGACCAGTTTCTCGACGTGTTCCTCTGTGATGTCGTTGCGCTTGGGCTTACGCTTTTCCCCGGCGTTGCGCTTGGCCAGTTCCGGGTTTAGTTCTGCCTCGGTACCGCCGTCCTGGAAGCGCGCGATCCGTGCCTGCCGCTCCAGCTGTCGACCGAGCAGGTCGATTTCCTTGTAGTCGGCGCCGGACTTCGGGTCCTTCAGGATCAGTTGGACGAGGCGCGCTTCGGTCGCCGCCTGGATACGCTCCAGCGGTGTGGCCCGGTCCCACTCGTCGCGGGCCTTCCAGCTGTGAAGGGTCTTTTCCTTCTCGTCGATCAGCTCGGCGATTTCGCAGATGCGGAAGCCCTGCCAATACAAGTGCTTGGCATGGCGGCGGGGATCGGTGGGCAAGTCGACGATGGCATTCATGGCGCCGATGCTGCCGTTCGCGCGCGCGAGCCCCTACCGGCGCGCTCTGTACAGCCCCCCGCTACAACCTGCGCGCGTTGCCGCGCCCCTCCCCTGTGCCGACCATGCCCTCAACGCAAAGGCGACTGCCGCCACCGCATTGAGGACAGCCCGAATGACCACCCCCGCCAAGAAATTTCGCTCCCAGTGGTTCTGCATCTTCGTCGAGGGCGCGACCACCGACGGCCGCACCATCGAACGCGCCTGGATCGAGCAGATGGCCGAGACCTACGACCCGAAAACCTACGGCGCCCGCCTGAACTGCGAGCACATTCGCGGCCTCGGCCCGGATTCCGTGTTCGGCGCGTTCGGTGACGTGCTGGCCCTGAAGGCTGAAGAGGTCGAGGTAGCCGGCGCCAAGAAGCTGGGCCTGTTCGCCCAGATCGAACCCACCGCGAGCCTCATCGAGCTGAACAAGAAGGGGCAGAAGATTTACACCTCGGCCGAGGTGCAGCCCAACTTCGGCGACAGCGGCAAGCATTACCTGGTGGGCCTGGCCATCACCGACAGCCCGGCCAGCCTGGGCACCGAGGCGCTCAAGTTCAACGCCCACCGCAAGCAGCACAAAGACAACCTGTTCAGCTCCGCTGAAGCGGTTGAGTTCGAATTCGAGGAAGTCGCCGACACCGTGAGCATGTTCGCCGCGCTGCGCGACAAGGTCAGCGACCTCCTCGGCAAGGGCAAGGAGAAAGAAGGCAAGGACGCCGCCACCTTCAACGCCCTGGGCGAGCTGATCGAACAGATCGCCACCCACGGCGCCGAACAGGCGCAGGCCTTCACCACCCTGAGCGGCGAACACCGCAAGCTCCAGGCCGCCCACGACAAGCTGCACGCCGAGTTCACCGCTCTGTTGGAGAAGCTGGGCAAGACCGACGACTACAGCCACCAGAACCGCCCGCCGGTCACCGGCGGTAACGGCCAGGCCCTCGCCGAGTACTGATTCCCGCAGCCGCACACACGCCACCCGTTCGGAGAACACCCATGCGTCAAGAAACTCGAATTGCCTTCAACGGCTACCTGGCCCAACAGGCCAAAATCAACGGCGTCGACTCGGTCGCGGTGAAATACACCGTCGCGCCGACTCCGGCTCAAAAGCTGGATTCCGCAATCCAGGAATCCAACGCCTTCCTCAAGAAGATCAACATCATCCCGGTCGACGAAGGTGATGGCGAAGCCATCCTGCTGGGCGTTAACGGCCCGACCGCCAGTCGTACCAACACGGCGGGCGGCGCCCGCCGGAAGGCCCGCAACGTAAGCGCCCTGACCAAAGACGTTTACTCCTGCAAGAAAACCAACTTCGACACCTCGTTCCCCTACCAGCTGCTCGACTCCTGGGCGAAGTTCCCCGACTTCCAGACTCGCCTGTCCAACTCCATCGCTGTGCAGCAGGGCCTGGACCGCATCATGATCGGTTTCAACGGCACCAGCGCCGCGGTGGATACCGACCTGGCCGCCAACCCGCTGCTCCAGGACGTCAACATTGGCTGGCTGCAGAAGATGCGCACCAACGCGCCGGATCGCGTGATCGAGGAAGGCGTCGACGGCTCGGGCAAGGTGACCATTGGCGCCACCGGCGACTACAAAACCCTCGACGCCCTGGTCTTCGATGCCGTCCAGCTGCTGGACCCTTGGCACCGCAAGCGCAAGGACCTGGTAGTCATCGTCGACCCCGCCTTGCTGCACGAAAAACAGCTCAAGGCGCTGGAGAATGGCGCGGACTCCAACCAGGAAGCCAACGCCGCCGACGACATCATCACCAAGACCCGCCTCGGCGGCCTGCCCATCGAGTACGACGCTCCGTTCTTCATCGAAGGCGGCGTGTGGGTCGGCCCGCTGAGCAACCTCTCCATCTACGTGCAGAGCGGAAAGCGCCGGCGCCACATCCGTGAAGAACCGGACGCCGACCAGGTCGCCGACTACCAGTCGTCGAACGAGGCCTATGTCATCGAAGACTTCGGCGCCTGCGCCCTGGTCGAGAACATCGAGAAGGTCTAACCCATGGCGACCCTTGCCCAACGTACCCAGCTGCGCAAGCGCGCAGCGCAGGAGGCGGCAGCCGCCGCCCCTGCTGCACTCATGGACGGCCTGACCACCTATGAGCTGATGCTCGCCAAGCTCCAGCAGGATCAGCTGCGCCTGAAGCAAGTGCAGTCGCAGAAGGGCAAGGCCGCTCTCAAGGTCGAGCTACTGCCGGACTACGTGCCCTATGTGGACGGCGTGCTCTCTGCTGGCCAGGGCGCCCAGGACGACGTGCTGCTCACCGTGATGGTCTGGCGCTTCGATGCTGGCGACTTCGCCGGCGGGCTGGACGTCGCTGTCTACGTGCTGCGCCACGGCCTCAAGACCCCCGACCGCTTCAACCGCACCACCGGCTGCCTGGTCGCCGAAGAAGTCGCCACCGCGGCCCTGGTCATGCAGAAGGCCGGCGGCACCTTCCCGCGGGAAACCCTGACCCGCACCGCCGAGCTGACCGAGAACCAGGACATGCCGGACGAGGCACGCGCCAAGCTGATGCTTGCCTTGGGCCGCGCCACCCTCGAAGGCCTGGACGAGAACAACGCAGGCCAGCCCGGGCAGTTGCAAGCCGGGATCGACCTGCTGAAACGCGCCATCACGCTGCACGACCACTGCGGCGGCAAGAAAGACCTGGAACGCGCTGAGCGGCTCCAGAAGAAACACGCTGGCCCCGCCAGCTAACCGAGCGGTCCCCCGCAACCCCGGCGGCTCGGGGCTGATCAGCAGGTTTACTCCTTGGCCTTGCTGTGACGCCCCGACCACCGCCGATCTATTCGAGCGATAGGCATGAGCGGATTCGTCGCCGGCGGCATCACCAGCACGGCTTACCCCATCAGCAATGACGCTTTCTGGCCGGACATCGACGGCCAGCAACTGCGCGCCGCTATGCGTATCGACTCCAGCGTCACCGATGCCCGCCTTGAGGTGGCCACCATCAATGCCATGATCGAGGCCAACCGGGAGCTTGCCGGCTACCGCGCGGCCCAAGAGGCCGACGGCGTCGACGATCTGGCCGACGTACCAGCCCCTAAGATCAAGGGCGAAAGCCAGCTGCTACACCTCTATCGTCGCGTCATCTACTGCGGCGCCCTGGCCGAGCTGATCGAGCGCTACAACAGCTTCGACGCCACCAACACCGGCGACCAGAAAGTCACCGAGGAACAGTCCAGCCCTGACCAGCTGCGCCGCGACGCCCGCAAGGCGCTGCGCACCATCCTGGGCGTCAGCCATGCCACGGTGGAGTTGCTGTAATGGCCGTCGTGATCGCCGCCCAGGGCGACACCGTCGACAGCATCTGCTGGCACTACTACGGCCGCACCTCCGGCGTAACCGAGTCGGTACTCGACGCCAACCCGGGCCTTGCCGACCTTGGCCCGATCATCCCGCACGGAACCCACGTCACCCTCCCCGACGCCGCGCCCCAGGCCGAACAGCGCCAGGTGGTGAACCTATGGGACTGACGACCTGCCCTGCTGGCCGCCGTTGCCGCCACTCCCCGACTTCAACCCCCTATCCACAGGACGCAAGGAATGCCACAGATGCCTGACCGCCCCGAGACGTGGGCCATGCTTTGGGCATGGCTCGAACAACATCACCCGCTGGTCTACGCGGCCGCGCTCTCTGCTGTGATCGCCGCCGCCCGCTTCATGTACAGCGGCGGCAGTATCCGGCGGGCAGCTGGTGAAGGCCTCATCTGCGGCCTCATCACCCTGGCCGTCAGCAACGGTCTAGCCCTGTTCGGCATCCCCGTGGAGTTTTCCCCGTTCTTCGGCGGGATCATCGGCCTGCTCGGCGCCGACGTGATCCGCCAGGGCCTGAAGCGCCTCTACAACCGCAAGGCAGACCAGCTATGACCCAAGCACTCATGCACGGCAGCCGCGGCCAGGCCGTGCGCACGCTTCAGCACCAGCTCATCCAGCGAGGCGCCAAGCTCGCCGTCGATGGTGACTTCGGCGACGAGACCGAGAAGGCCGTCCGCGCCTTCCAACAGTCGGTGGGCATGGTCCCGGACGGCGTCGCCGGCGGTAAGACCCAGGCGGTCCTTGCCGGCGCCGACCCGGCACGCTTCCTGCGCCTGCGCGACCTGCTAGCCGCTGCCGCCCGACTGGGCGCGCCGCTGGCCAGCGTGCTGGCGGTCAACGAGGTGGAGAGCGCCGGCGCCGGCTTCCTGGACAACGGCAAGCCCGCGATCCTATTCGAGCGCCACGTCATGTACCAGCGCCTCGCCCTGCCTCGCCACCCCGACGACGACAGCGCCGCACTGCGCAAGCATGCCGACGAACTCGCCGCCGCGCGCCCGGCGCTGGTCAACCCGAACGCCGGCGGCTACATCGGCGGCGCCGGCGAGTACCAGCGCCTCGCCCAGGCCCGGCTGATCGACGCCCTTGCGGCCGACGAGTCCACCAGCTGGGGCGCCTTCCAGGTAATGGGCTACCACGCCGAGCGCCTGGGCTACGCCAACGTCGCCGAGTTCGTGGCCCGCATGAACACCAGCGAGGCCGAACACCTGGAAGCCTTCGTGCGCTACATCGAGGCCGAGCCGCAACTGCTCAAGGCCCTGAAGGGCCGTAAGTGGGCCGAGTTCGCCAGGCGCTACAACGGCCCGAACTACGCCCGGAACCTCTACGACGTGAAGCTCGAACGGGCCTACGAACGCCACAGCAAAGCCATGGGAGAGAATGCGGCATGAGCCAGGTCACCGAAACCGAAGGCAGATTCCCCTACAAGGAACTCTTCGAGCGCATGGTTGCGATTCGCGCCACCCCTTCCACTGTCATCGTGCTCCCAGAAGGAACGCCCACCCACGCGGCGGAGAAAGTTGCCAACGCGCTGAAGATGCTTTTGCCCGTGCCTCCGCTGGTAGTTGTTGGGGACGTGCGCTGCCTGGACGTCGGGCAGATGAACGACGCCGGCTGGTACCGCGCGTGAGCACCCTGCGCCAGGCGCTGTATAGCCTCGCCCTGCTCGGTTCGCTGTCGCTGCTGCTGTGGGGCACCTACCAGAAAAGCCAGACCGAGCAGGCCCGCGCGGCGCTCGCCGAGGACAAGCTCCAGACCGCCCAGGAGCGCAACGACCGCCAGGCCGCCACCATCACCCGCATCGGCGCCGAACTCGCCCAGCAGCGTGCAGCCCAGGAAGACCTGCAGACCACGCTGGATGATCTGCGACAAGCCCGCGCCGCCGACCACATCGAGAAACAGGAGCTGAAACGCCATGACACGACCCTTCAAGCCTGGGCTGACCAGCCTTTGCCTGATGCTGCTCGCCGGCTGCACCAGCGCCCCGCCATCACCGGAGCCGACGGCTACCGTCAGTGGCTGTCCGGTCGTCACGCGCTGCAGCCTGCTGCCGGCCCAGCTACAGAGCAACGGCGAGCTGAGTGACGACAGCGACTACCTCATGAGCGCCTGGGCTGAATGCGCGGCCAAGGTCGACACGGTCGTAGACCACAACCAGCAACACGCGAGCCCGTCACCGTGAATAAGCCCAACAGCCTCAAGGCGCACCTGCTCGCCGCTGTCCCGGGGCTGGCCGACAGCCCGGACCGTCTGCTCGTCTTCATCGACAACGGCAGCGCCCGCACTACCGTGGCGCCGGGCTTGTCGTTCGAGTACAGCTACACCCTCAACGTGATCCTCACCGACTTCGCCGGTCACCCGGACGCGGTTTTCATCCCGCTGCTCGCCTGGCTGATGGTCAACCAGAACGAGCTGCTGGCGAACCAGGACAAAGGCAAGGACGCGATTTCGTTCGAAGCGGACGTGCTCGACAACAGCAAGGTCGACCTGTCCATCAAGCTGCCACTGACCGAGCGCGCCATCGTCAAGAAGCTGGCCGACGGCCGACTCGAAGTGACCCATCCAGACGAGCCGCAGCTCGAACCCTTCCTGCCGGCCGGCACCTGGAAGCTGTTCGGCAACAACGAGCTGCTCGCGCAGTGGGAGAGCACCGAAGGCCTCGACCTCGGCGAGCTGGCCATGCCCCACCCGCGCCGCCGTGGATAAGCTCAACGCCTTGGAAGACTGGGCCGGCGCCCTGCTGGCCAAGCTTGATCCGGGCGAGCGCCAAAGGCTCAACCAGGCCATCGGCCGCAAGCTGCGCCGTAGCCAGCAGCAGCGCGTGGCCAGCCAGCGCAACCCGGATGGCTCGGCCTACGCGAAGCGCAAGCCCAAGGACCTGCGCGGTAAGGCCGGCCGCATCAAGCGGCAGATGTTCACCAAGCTGCGCCAGGCCAAGTATCTGCGCCTGCAGAGCACGCCGGACGCCATCGCCATCGCCTTCCTGGGTCGCATCTCTCGCATCGCCCGCGTCCACCAGGAAGGCCTGCGCGACCGCCCCGAGCGCGGTCAGGCCGAGGTGCAGTATGAGAAGCGCGAGCTGCTTGGTTTCACCGACGCCGAAATCGAAATGATCCGTGACGAGCTGCTACAGCACCTGGTGAGCTGACCGGCGTTTGTAGCTGCACGCCCTACACCCCCCGCCGAGTGCGCCACGCGCGCGCGAGCCCCAGCATCAGCGGCATGAACGACTTCGCCGCTCTCTCCCGCCTCATCGAGAACCTCATCCGCTACGGCACCATCGCCGAAGTCGATGAGGCAAGGGCTCTTTGCCGCGTCAAATCCGGCTCCATCGTCACCGCCTGGCGCCCCTGGATCAGCGCACGCGCCGGCGAAGACCGCGAATGGAACCCGCCCACCATTGGCGAACAGGTGATCTACTTCAGCCCGTCCGGCCTTCTCGCCCAAGGCGTCGCGCTTTGTGGGCTTCCGAGCGATGTGTTCCCAGCCAATGGCGACCGCGCTGCGCTGCACCGCACCACCTACCGCGACGGCGCCGTTGTCGAGTACGACAGCGAGGCGCACTTCCTGCGCGCCATCCTCCCCGCTGGCGGCAAAACTGAGCTTGTCAGCACCGGCGGAATCCTAATCGAGGGCAACGTCACCCTGATTGGCGACCTGACCCAGACCGGCAAGCAGACTGTCAGCGGCGACGTGGTTGCCGGCGGGATCAGCCAGATCAGCCACACCCACCCCGGCATCCAGCGCGGCGGGGCGTCGACGGACAAACCGCAATGATCGGCATGAGCTGCAACACCGGCCGCACTGTGACCGACCGCGCGCACCTGGCGCAGTCCATCGCCGACATCCTCATGACCCCGCTGGGCTCCCGCGTCATGCGCCGCGAGTACGGCAGTCAGCTGGTTGATCTGATCGACTGGCCCCTCAACAGCGCCACCAAGCTGCAGGCCTACGCGGCCACCGCCATGGCCCTGATGCGCTGGGAACCGCGTATCCGCCTGAGCAGCGTGCAGCTGAGCCTGGGCACCAACCCGGGCGAGGCCATCCTCGACCTGGACGGAACCCTGACCGACACCAACGAGCCCCTCAGTCTGCGGGTACCCCTCAATCTGGGAGCCATGGCATGAAGACTTTCGCCGCCATCGACCTTGGCCAGCTACCGCCGCCCAGCGTCTTGGAGCAGCTGGATTTCGAGCAGATATTCGCTGAGCGCAAGGCCTCGGCCATCGCGCTGTGGCCAGCCGAGCAGCAGGCTGAAATCGCCGCCACCCTGGAACTGGAATCCGAACCGCTCACCAAGCTCCTGCAGGAAAACGCCTACCGGGAAATCGTCTGGCGGCAGCGGGTCAACGAGGCCGCGCTCGCCACCATGCTGGCCAGCGCCCGTAACGCCGACCTCGACCAGCTCGCGGCCAACTACAACGTCAAGCGGCTGGTGGTGACACCGGGCGACCCTTCAGCCGTGCCGCCGGTGGCTGAGGTCCTGGAGGATGACGACAGCCTGCGTGAGCGCACCCAGATGGCCTGGGAGGGTCTCAGCACTGCCGGGCCACGCAACTCCTACATTTTCCACGCCCGCGCCGCTGATGGCCGTGTCGCGGACGCCACCGCCGTGAGCCCATCACCGGCCGTCGTGGTGGTGACCGTCCAGGCGCTGGCCGGCGATGGAACCGCGCCCGCTGACCTGGTGCAGGCCGTGAATGCCTACCTGAGCGACGAGGACCGCCGCCCCGTTGCTGATCGTCTCACCGTCCAGGGCGCCCAGGTCCGGCCGTACAGCGTAACGGCCAAGCTCTACCTCAACACCTCCGGTCCTGAGTCCGAACCGATCATGGAAGCGGCTGAAGCCTCCCTGCTGGAGTACGTCCACCAGCGCCGCCGGCTTGGGATGGAAGTTTCAGAGTCGGCCATCCACGCTGCGCTGCATGTAGAGGGCGTGCGCAAGGTTGAACTCACCGGATGGACTGACATCGTCGCGACCGAAGCGCAGGCGCCGTACTGCACCGCCGTGACCCTCTCCCGAGGGGCCGACTGATGGCGCAGAAGCCGCTGCTACCCGGCAACGCCACGCAGCTGGAACGCCTCGCCGCCCAGGCGCTGGCGGAAATCCAGCGCGTCCCCGTGCCGCTGCGCAAGCTGCTGAACCCGGACACCTGCCCTACCAAGCTCTTGCCCTACCTGGCCTGGGCGTTTTCCGTCGACCGCTGGGACGGTGCCTGGCCCGAGGCAGCAAAGCGCGCGGCAATTCGCTCGGCCTACTTCGTCCACTCGCGCAAGGGAACCATTGGCGCCCTGCGCAGAGTCGTGGAACCGCTCGGCTACCTGATCGAGGTCAAGGAGTGGTGGCAGCTGACGCCGAACGGCGTGCCGGGAACCTTCTCCATCGTCATCGGCGTGCTCGAAACCGGCATTACCGACGAGATGTACGAGGAACTGAGCTGGCTGATCGACGACGCGCGCCCACTCAGCCGGCACCTGGTGGGCCTCGCCATCAGCCTGGAAACCCAGGGTGACCTGTACGTCAACGCCGCCGCCTACGACGGCGACGTGATGACTGTTTACCCGTACCTCCCCGAAGAAATCGAGACGGTCGGCAGCGTCAGTCTGCCTGGCCGTGAACACACCATCGACACAATGAGCGTCTACCCATGGCAGTGACCTACTACGCGATTCTCACCAACGTCGGCGCCGCCAAGCTGGCCAACGCGGCCGCCCTTGGAACCACCCTGAACATCACCCAGCTGGCCGTGGGCGACGGCAACGGCAACGTGCCGGTGCCCGATGCCACCCGTACCGCCCTGGTGCGCGAAGTGCGCCGCGCGCCGCTCAATCGGCTGAGCATCGACCCGGCAAACGCCTCGCAGATCATTGCCGAGCAGGTCATCCCCGAAAACGTCGGCGGCTGGTGGATTCGGGAAATTGGTCTGTACGACGAGACGGGGGCGCTGGTGGCCATCGCCAACTGCGCGCCGTCCTACAAGCCCCAACTGGCCGAAGGCAGCGGACGTACCCAGACCGTCCGCATGATCCTCATCGTGAACAACAGTGGCAGCGTCGAGCTCAAGATCGATCCGAGCATCGTGTTGGCCACCCGCGAGTATGTCGACAGCGCCATCACCGCCGCGATGAACCGCCAGGACATCAAGCAATCGGTACGTGCTGCGACCACGGCCAACATCTCCCTCAGCGGGCAGCCGACCGTTGACGGCATCGCATTGCTGGTCGGTGATCGAGTCCTGGTGAAGAACCAGACCACCGGCAGCCAGAACGGAATCTATGTGGTCGCTGCCGGCGCCTGGAGTCGCAGCGCCGATGCCGACGAGAACGCCGAAGTAACCGCGAGCATGATGGTGCCGGTGGAAAGCGGAACCCTGAACGCCGACACCATCTGGCAATTGATCACCGATGGCCCCATCGTCATCGGAACCACGGCGCTGACCTTCCGCGATATCACGGACGGCTTTGCACGGCTGCTGTCCCCGGCATTCACCGGCACCCCGACCGCGCCCACCGCTGCAGTCGGCACGAAGACCACTCAGCTCGCCACCACGGCATTTGCTCGCACCCTGATTGAGTCGTTCGGCCTGGGCGTACCGGCCTACCAGCCCATCTGGCCAAACACCTCGCTGAACGACTGCACCAACGTGCCTGGCGGCGAGTACCGCACCATCGCCACGACCACCGATATGCCGCCAGGATTCGGGACCAACAACACCGTCAGCTTCTCCCTGCGCAATGGGGTCGACGGCACGTTCCAGGTAGTGCAGGTCGTCAAATCCACGCAGAACAACCAGATGGCGCAGCGCGTCTCTTCGGGTGGGACCAGCGCCGCGCCGACCTGGTCCGACTGGACCATATTCGCGGCCACCGCCAGCCCGGTATTCACGGGAAACCCGCAAGCACCAACTGCGCCGCAGTTCGACAACGACACCAGCCTCGCCACGACTGAGTTCGTAAAGCGGGCACTGGGTAACTTCGCCACTCAGGCCGCCGTCACCACGACCAGGGCGCTGACGCTGGACCTCGCAGGGCAGCTCATCAACTGCGCTGGCAACATCACCGTGACCTTGCCGTCTGGCACAGCCGAAGCGGTGGGCGCGAAGTTCCAGATAAACAACACCAGTAACGGTACTGTCACTGTGCAGGCCCCTGCGGGGCAGAGCCTGTACGGCATCGGCAACAGCACAGCGCGCACCTTTGCCCTAGGCCCCGGCGACTCGGTGACCATCGCGTACGTCGGCGGGAACTCCTGGTATGGCTGGGGAGGTATCCAGCTCGGGGCGTCTGCGGGCTTCGCGTTCTCTACCGCCGGTAACGGATATCAGAAGCTCCCGAGCGGTTTGATCATCCAATGGGGCGCCGCTGGTTCTGTGACCTCGGCCGGTGTGACGGTGACATTCCCTATCGCATTCCCTAACGCACAGCTGGCAACCATCGCCACAGTGTCTGGGCTTAACGCGCCGGCTGCAGCGTATGCGGCGACGCATTCGACTGGATCACCCAAAACGAACGTGGGCCTGTCGGTAAACACGGGGAACACGGCTGTCGGCTGGATTGCCATTGGCTACTGAGGAAAACACATGAGCCACCTCTACAGTGCCGCCACGGGCGGCTTCTACACCATCGAAATCCACGGCTCTGCAATTCCTGACGACGCAGTCGAAATCACGGAAGAGCATTACGGCGCGCTGATGGATGGGCAATCCCAGGGGCAGCAGATCGTGGCGGACGACCAAGGCTGCCCGATGCTCGCTGACCGCCCGGTGAACCGAGCGGCACTCATCGCCGACCGCCGCTACCAGGCCGAGACAGCTGGAATCACCGTCAACGGCATGCACCTGCCCACCGACCGCGATAGCCAGGCCCTGGTGACCGGCGCGGCGTTGGCGGCCGTGATCGACTCGAACTACCACTGTCAGTGGAAAACCGCCGAGGGATTCATCGACCTGGACGCGCAGCAGATCATCGCCATTGCCAGCGCAATGCGCGCCCATGTACAGGCCTGTTTCGACCGCGAGGCGAAGCTGCTCGCCATGCTGAATGCGGGCACCTACACCGACATCCTGCTCGATCAGGGCTGGCCGGCATGAGCCGCTTTCTGACAGCCCTGCAGGTCGAGCTGCAGGGCGACCGCAAGACCTGGAAGCTTCTGAGCGAGTTTGTCTATGAGGACGCCGAGCACGGGCGCATTGCCGTCGCCCGAGGCTTCGAAACGGACTTCGCCAGCGTGCCGCGCCTGCCGGTCGTCTTCGACCTGGTCGGCACCTATGGCCACGCCGCCGCCACGCTACATGACTGGCTGTACTCCAGCGGCCTGGTGCCGCGCAAAAGTGCTGACCGGATATTCCGCGAGGCCCTGCGCGCGACCGGCATAGCCAAGTGGCGCGCTTGGCTCATGTGGGCCGGCGTGCGCCTCGGCGGCTCTCCGCACTACCGCGACCCCACTTCCTTCTGACCGTGGGCGCCGCGCGCTGTAGCGCGGCTTCCGACAACCCCCGCCTCTCGCCGCTCTTGCGCGCGCGCGTCACCCTCAAGGCTCACTGATCCGGCATGCGCCCCCAGGAGCTACCCCATGGCCACCGATTACCATCACGGCGTTCGCGTCATCGAAATCAACGAAGGCACGCGCCCAATCCGCACCGTTGCCACGGCCGTGGTGGGCATGGTCTGCACCGCCGAGGATGCCGACGCCGCCACCTTCCCCCTCAACAAGCCAGTGCTGCTCACCGACGTCCTGACCGCCTCCGGCAAGGCCGGCGAAGCGGGCACCCTGGCGCGCAGCCTGGATGCCATCGCCGACCAGGCCAGCCCGGTCACCGTCGTCGTGCGTGTCGCCGAGGGCGAAACCGACGCCGAAACCACCTCGAACATCGTCGGCAGCGTCACTGCCAACGGGCAGTACACCGGCCTCAAGGCGCTGAAAGCCGCTGAGGCTCAGCTCGGCGTGCGCCCGCGCATCCTCGGCGTACCGGGCCTGGACAACCTCGCCGTCACCACCGAGCTGGCTGCCATCGCCGAGAGCATGCGCGCCTTCGCCTACGCCAACTGCTGGGACTGTGAGAGCGTTTCCGAGGCCATCGCCTACCGCCAGGGCTTCGGCGCCCGCGAGCTGATGCTCATCTGGCCGGACTTCATCAACTGGGATACCGCGACCAGCTCCGATATGCCTGCTGCGGCCGTCGCTCGCGCCCTGGGGCTGCGCGCCAAGCTCGACGAGCAGGTCGGCTGGCACAAGACCCTGTCGAACGTGCCCGTCAACGGCGTCTCCGGCCTGAGCAAGGACATCTTCTGGGACCTGCAGAACCCCGCCACCGATGCCGGCCTGCTGAACGCCGACGACGTCACCACCCTGATTCGCCGTGACGGCTTCCGCTTCTGGGGCTCGCGCACCTGCAGCGCCGATCCGCTGTTCGCTTTCGAGAGCGCCACCCGTACCGCTCAGGTGCTGGCGGACACCATGGCCGAGGGTCACTTCTGGGCTGTCGACAAGCCCATGCACAACAGCCTGGTGCGCGACATCGTTGAGGGCATCAACGCCAAGCTCCGCGAGTTGGTGCGCAACGGCTACCTGATTGGCGGCGAATGCTGGTTCGATCCGGCCGCCAACGACGCCACCACGCTGAGCGCCGGCAAGCTGTACCTGGACTACGACTACACCCCGGTCCCGCCCCTGGAAAACCTGATGCTCCGCCAGCGCATCACGGACCGCTACCTGGTCGACTTCGCCGCCGGCATCTCCGGCTAACCCCCATTCATCCGCGCGGCCTCGGCCGCGCCGTAGGAGAGCGCCACCATGGCACTGCCCAAGAAGCTCAAGCACATGAACCTCTTCAACGACGGCGGCAGCTACGCCGGCGTCGTCAAGACCGTCACCCTGCCCAAGCTCGGCCGCAAGTTCGAGCAGTTCCGCGCCGGCGGCATGGATGGCCCGGTGAAGGTTGACCTCGGCCACAGCGACGATGGCTTGCAGCTGGAGTGGACCCTCGGCGGCTACGACCTGATCGCCCTGCGCCAGTTCGGTGCCGTGCGCGCAGATGGCGTGATGCTGCGCTTCGCCGGCTCCGTCCAGGACGACAGCTCCAGCACCGTCAGCGCCGTCGAGATCGTCACGCGCGGCAGGCACGAGGAAATCGACTTCGGCGAAGCCACCCCGGGCGAAGACACCGAGCACAAGATCACCACTGCGCTGACCTACTACAAGCTCACCGTCGACGGCGACACCATCATCGAAATTGACCTGCTCAACATGATCCACATCGTGGACGGCGAGGACCTTCTCGCCGCCCACCGCAAGGCCATCGGCCTCTGACCCCTTCCCAGAAAGCGGCGGTACCGGAGCCTAGCTCGCAGCCCGCCGAACCTGTTCAAACCAAGGAGCTGCACCATGGAACGCACCGAAGAAACCACCCAGCCCAGCAACCCCAACGAGGCCGTTGTCACGCTCGATAAGCCCATCACCCGGGGCAGCAACACCCACAAATCCCTGACCCTGCGCAAGCCTGCCAGCGGCGAGCTGCGCGGCGTCTCCCTGCTGGAACTCATGCAGATGGACGTGCAGGCACTCAGCAAGGTGCTCCCGCGCATCAGCTCCCCCAGCCTGACCGCCCAGGAAGTCAACGCGATGGACCCGGCTGACCTGCTCGCCTGTGGCGTCGCGGTATCTGGTTTTTTGCTGCAGAAGTCGGCGAAGGAGGCATCCCTCGCTGCGTAGAAGACGCCATGGCGGATATCGCCCTGGTATTCCATTGGACCCCAGCGGACATGGACCCGCTGGACCTCTCTGAACTGAACGAATGGCGGGAGCGGGCCAGAACGCGCTGGGAGCAAGGCAATGGCCAATAACCTGAAGCTCGAAGTCATCCTTCAGGCCATCGACCGCGCCACCGCCCCCATTCGCGCCGTCACCAACAGCAGCACTGGGCTAGGTCGCGCCCTCAAGGCGTCGCGCGACCAGCTCAAGGCCCTGCAGGCCCAGCAGAAGGACATCAGCAGCCTGCGCACCCAGCGCGAGGCCGTCCGCCAGACCTCCGAGAAGCTCGCCGGCGCCCAGCAGCGCCTGCGCGGGCTGCGCGAGGAACTCCAGGGCATGGATGCCCCTTCGGCGAAATTCCAAAAGTCATTCGCCGCGGCCGCCGCCCAAGTCGACAAGCTCAAGGCCAAGCATGGCGAGCAGCGCGCTGAGTTGCAGCGCCTGGTGGGGCAGATGAGCAAGGCGGGCGTCAGCACTAACAACCTCGGCCAGCGCGAGAGCGAGCTTAGCCAGCGCATCAAACAGGCCAACCAGGCCATCGGCACCCAGGAAGCCAAGCTCAAGCGCCTCGCCGTACAACAGCGTCGCGTGGCCTCGGCCAAGGAAACTTTCGAGAAGTCGCAGGCCCTGGCCGGCAGCATGGCCGCCAACGGCGCCGGCGCCGCAGGTGCCGGGGCAGCGATGGGCGCTCCCGTGCTGGGTACGGTAACCAGCTACATCGACTTCGAAGACGCGATGCTCGGCGTGGCCAAGCAGGTCGACGGCGCCCGGGACGATAGCGGCAAGCTGACCTCGACCTATTACGAGATGGGCGACGCCATCAAAGGGCTCTCCGAGCGCATCCCCATGGTGACCACCGAAATCGCAGCCCTGGTCGAGGGCGGCGCGCGCATGGGCATCCAAGGCAAGGAGAACCTGCTCATCTTCACCGAGACGGCTGCCAACGCGGCGACCGCCTTCGAGCTGCCGGCCGACGAGATCGGCGAGAACCTTGCGCGCATCGCCAACCTGTACAAGCTCCCCATCAAGAACGTGGGCGAGCTGGGCGACGCCATCAACTACCTGGACGACAACGCCCAGTCCAAGGGTAACGACATCATCGACGTGCTCCAGCGCACCGCCGGCATCACCACATCTGTGGGCATGAGCTTCAAGGACGCCGCCGCCCTCGGCTCCACGTTCCTGAGCCTGGGCTCGTCTGCTGAAGTCGCCGCCACCGCCACCAATGCAATGATTCGCGAGCTGGCCATCGCCAACGAGCAACCAAAGCGATTCCAGAAGGGCCTGAAAGCCCTGGGCCTTGAGGCGGACGCCATCCAGAAGGGCATGGCGAAGAACTCCACCGCCACCCTGCAGATGGTGCTGGAGTCCATCAAGAAACTGCCCCAGGCCGATCAGCTCAGCGTCACCACCCAGCTTTTCGGCAAGGAGTTCGGCGATGACGCGGCGAAGCTCGCCAACAACCTGGGCGAATACCGCCGCCAGCTGCAACTGGCCAACTCGGAAGCCGGCAAGGGTTCCATGCAACGCGAGGCCGACATCCGCGCTGAGGCTCTTTCCGCTCGCCTGCAGATGGCCAAGAACCGCACCTTCAACCTCGCCGCCAGCATGGGTGAGACGCTGCGCCCTACCATCATCAGCCTGGTCGAGAGCTTCAACCTGGTGCTCGGCAAGGTCGCCGCCTGGGTCAAGACAAACCCCGAACTCACCGGGCAGATTCTCCGCGTCGTTGCAGGCGTGGCCGCACTGGCCGCCGGGTTCGGCGCCATTACCCTGGCCATGGCCAGCTTCCTGGGGCCGTTCGCCATGGTCCGCTACGGCCTGACGCTGTTCGGGCTAAAGGGCGCCGGTCTGATAGGCACACTGTTCAACCTCGGGCGTAACGCGCTGCCCCTGGTACTGCGCGGCGTGCTACTGATCGGCCGCGCGCTGATGCTCAACCCCATCGGCCTGGCCGTGACCGCAATCGCCGGCGCCGCGTACCTGATCTACAAGAACTGGGAGCCCATCAAGGCGTTCTTCCTGGGGCTGTGGGAGGAAGTGAAGGCCGGCTTCAACGGCGGGCTCACCGGCATCGCCAAGCTGATTCTCGACTTCACCCCGGTAGGGCTGTTCTACCGCGCCTTCGCCGCTGTGATGGGCTACTTCGGCGTCGAGCTGCCGGCCAAGTTTTCCGACTTCGGTAGCATGCTCCTGGACGGCCTGGTGAACGGTATCCGCAACAAGCTGGGCGACGTGAAAACCGCCATCAGCGAGGTGGGCGACAGCACCGTCGGCTGGTTCAAGGAAAAACTGGGGATCCACTCGCCGTCTCGCGTCTTCGCCGAGCTGGGCGGCTTCACCATGGCCGGCCTGGAACAAGGACTGTCGGACGGGCAGCAGGGGCCGCTGTCGGCCGTGCTCGATCTGGCCAAGCAATTGACCGCCGCCGGCGCGCTGACCATCGGCGCGGCTGGAAGCGCGATGGCGCTGGATACCCGAGTGCCGCTGGCACCTGCTGCGGCTGCAACCGCCGTAAGCGCACCGCCAGCCCCTGTGACCATCAACGTATACGGCTCCCCGGGCATGAACGAGCAACAGCTCGCGCGCCTGGTGGCCATTGAAGTTGCCAAGCTCCAGTCGCGCGACCAGGTCCGCAACCGCAGCCGCATCACCGATCAGGATTGACCCCATGGCACTAATGGCATTCGGCATGTTCGTTTTCGGCCTGGAAACCGCCGCCTACCAGGACTTCCAGCGCCAGACCGAATGGCGGCACGGCAGCACCAGCCGCATCGGTACCAACCCCGCGCGCCAGTATCTTGGGCGCGGCGACGAGAGCATCACCCTGCAGGGCGTGCTGCTGCCGGCACTGGCCGGCACCGTGCTCAGCCTGGACACGCTGCGCACCATGGCGGACACCGGCAAGGCCTACCCGCTGATCGAGGGCACTGGCCGCATCTACGGCGTCTGGGTCATTGAGAGCATGACCGAGGGGCGGACGTTCTTCTTCAGCGACGGCGCCTCGCGCCGTATCGAATTCAGCCTGTCGCTCAAGCGCATCGACGACGGGCGTGTCGACCTGCTCGGCAGCGCCATCAGCAGCGCCGGGAACATCTTGAGGCAAATCCTGTGAGCCTTATCGACCTGGCCGACAGCTACCTTGGCAGCGCGGCCGCCAGCTTCCGCGAGGCGAACAACTACCCCCGCCCCATCTGCCGCGTCGTGGTGAATGGCAGCGACATCACCGGCGCCGTCGTCGAGCGCCTGGTCAGCATCGACCTGACGGACAACCGAGGCATCGAAGCGGACCAGCTGGAAATCACCCTCAGCGACCACGACGGCCTGCTCGCCATCCCACCGCGCGGCGCCACGGTGCAACTGTCGCTGGGCTGGAGCGACACCGGGCTCGTCGAAAAAGGTAGCTACACCGTCGACGAAACCGAGCACAGCGGCGCGCCGGACGTGCTGAGTATTCGCGGGCGCAGCGTCGACCTGCGGGGCGAACTGAAGAAGAAGCGCGAACGCAGCTGGAATGCCGCCACCCTGGGCGCTGTGGTGCAGGCCATTGCGTCCGCGCACGGCCTCACCGCCGTCATCAGCGCCGCCCTGGGCGCCATCGAACTGCTGCACCTGGACCAGGCCAACGAGTCCGACGCCAACCTGCTCGCCCGCTTGGGCAGCGAGCATGACGCCATCGCCACCGTGAAGGCCGGCCGGCTGCTGTTCATGCCCACCGGCAAGAGCACCACCGCCAGCGGCCAGGCTCTGCCCCATGTGGTGCTGACCCGCCAGGACGGCGACCAGCACCGCTACCTGGAAGCTGACCGCGACGCCTATACCGGCGTGAAGGCCTATTACTACGAGATCAACAGCGCCGAGAAGAAAGAGGCCATCGCCGGCGGCGGCGAGAACATCAAGGAGCTGCGCCACACCTACGCCGACCAGGAAAGCGCCATTCGCGCCGCGCGTTCGGAGTGGAAGAAGCTGCAGCGCGGAACTGCAACGCTGTCCTACACGCTCGCCAAGGGTCGCCCGGAGCTGCTGCCGGACCAGACCTACACCCTCGCCGGGATCAAGACCGAAATCGCCGCCATCGTCTGGCTGGGCGGCAACCTGCGCCACTCGTTCACGCCGGAGAGCTTCACCACCAGTCTCGAACTGGAGTCCAAGCTCCCTGACGGCGACGACGTCGCCGACCTGGCCGACGAGACGTCGAATTACACCGGTATCCTGGCGTGGTACCGCGACGAGAAAACCGGCAAGGAGCACAACATCACCGCCGGCGACCAGAGCCGCCCCCGGCGCCTGCACCACCTGTACGCCAGCAAGACGACGGCGAAGCGGGCAGTGGAAAGAGAATGGAAACGAATGAAGGTGTGAGACATACTTCAACCTCACAGCCAAGGAAGTGAAGTATGGAAGTAATTAATTGCGATAGCTTTGAACGATTTGAATCACACATCGAAGACAAGAGAAAACTTCGAGAAAAAGACAACGAACTTTGGGAAAAGACCTCGCCCCCACTCTACCGGGGACATGCAGATGAGACTTGGCGATTAGAAACCACTCTTGAACGGTTCTCACCAGAAACTAAGTTCTTCGAAGATTATCTCAATCAAGTGGAGAATATCAGACACCAAGTTTCTGGATTTACCGGGAAAGAATGGCCATCAGCCTCAATCCAGAAAAATCCGGCTTATTCTAATATACTCGCTTATGACGACTTTAGCCTGCAGGGTATCGAATACCTAGTCTATCTGCGGCATCATGGATTTCCATCACCACTAATGGACTGGACAGCATCCCCGTATATAGCGGCCCTCTTCGCTTTCTCAGGGTGTAATGAAGAGGATGGGCGCATAGCAATTTTCTCTTATCAAGCGCATGTGGGTGGGGTTAAGGCTGGAGTTTACCAAGCACCTTTCATTAAAGGCATTGGTCCAATTATCAACAGCCATAGACGGCACATAGTACAGCAAGCCCAGTACACTATTTGCGCAATCAAAGAAGAGGGGGAATACAAAATACACTCTCACGCAGAGTTGAGTGGCGGCGTAGACCAAGACGTAATAACGAAATACACAATACCTAAAACCGAGAGAACCAAAGTTCTCCGAAAACTTGAAGAATTCAATCTTAATCTTTTTTCACTTTATGGAAGCGAAGACTCATTAATGAGTACACTTGCCACTCGAACATACAAACTCAACATGAAATAAAAACAAGGACGCCAGTCGAGCGTCCTTACCTTGCGGGCTATACACAGCCAATTACTTGCCCGACTTCGCGAACGCCTCCATGAACCTCTTCACGTCCTGGTGCTGCTGCTCGTTGAGCCGGCGCAGCAGGTCAAGAAATAGTTGTTCGGCCTGGGTAAGCTTTTCCATCGTAGGTACTCCATTTCCATGTGACGGGCGTCTGGTGCGATTGCACCGCCCACTGCGCCCGGGAGCTCCTCATTCTCTGCACGTTTTCGCGTGCCACCAGCCTTCTTTAGCGAAAGATGGCAGTATTTGAGCGCGGCCTTCGCGAACGACTACTCCCTAAGCTACGCGCGTTACCCAAAGCGCAAGGGCAAATAAGCCACAATTGACGAGTACAAAAAACCCAGGATAACCTGGGCTTTATTTACTTAGCACTGAAACCTATAGAGCGCTTTAAGGACTCCACACTATCAAAATATGGGGGAGGAATAAAAAAACTATCCGACATGAGTTTTTTATGCGTCACAAGAGGGATTCCCAGACCTTTATAGCGCTCCATAGCCATTTCAGTTACAGCCAAAATTGCGTCAGCCAAGCTTTGAGCTGTCTCAGTTAACAAGCTGAGCATGTCCTCGGTCATCAGATACAATGCAATCAGTCGACCGCCCCCACCAGCATTAACATAATCAAGTAGCGTAAGCGTTGGCTGCCCTACATGCTTTTTATTCCGCTCCAACAAATCTCGGAGTTCTTGAAGCACAACCCCCCTTGTATACAAACCATCAAGAAGTGAAAAATACCCTTCATCCGCCTGATAAATAAGACTCGTTGCATTCTTAAGTGGCAAGCAAGCTAACATTGCCGTAGTCTGGTCGGAAATCCTCTCTCTTGAAGTAGCCGGCCGCACAAACGGAGGAATAACTATAAACCGCGCCCGATCGTCAACCATCGGGTCGATGTATGACTTTTTGATACTTAAAACATCATTCAGCTTCGCAGCAAGCCCAACAAGGGCGATATTAATTTGCCGCACCTCTTCAAGCCTATTTTTGCGGACTTCTTCGAAGGCATCTTCGGAGCGCTTCCGCTTCGATTCAGCTCTACTCAAGAAGTAGGCTGCAAAGGCACCAGCAATTGCACCACCAAAGCCCGCCGCGACCGGCCCAACAATATCTTTCAACAACGAAAATATTGAAGGCGTAACAAGCTCTCCAATGTCAGGAGAAAAGGACAGAAGAAGCAGAAGACCAAAAAACGTAGTAGTTACGCCAACTAGCACTCCAACAACAAAAACCTGCATCCCCATATCCTAAAGCCTGAACCGTTATTCTTTATACGTTACAGAAGCACCACTCCCCTGGAGTGCGTCTAACAGCGCTTGCTGCCCAGCCTCCTTGAAATACAAGGATTCGAAGTCAGCTCGCCAGTTGTCGAGCTGTATCGTTCCCGCAGGCTCGGGAACCACCAAGTCCTGCAGGTCCTTCACCTTGATCAGCTTGCTGGCTGCCGCAAGGGCCTGGGCACGCGTCGCGCTGATCTGGAGTGCCGGAGACGACAGCAGCCGCGCGCTCTGTGGGTTGAGCGTGACCTCCCGGGGGACGACCTGGACAGTGACAACCTGAGCATCGGTATGAATCAGCGTGCGATACACGCCGTACAAACCAGCGCGCCGAACCTCACTTTCAGCATTCTCGGCCGGCTCGCCACTAATCACCGACGGCGACAGGCGAATCTTCAGCGGCTTCGAGGAAATTAGCTGAAACGTGTTGTTGTCGGCGGCGTAGTCACCGAAGTCGTCAATCATCGCCGGCACGTCGTCGAAGTGCATCGGCTTGGCTGGGTCGGTATCGGCCATCGCGGTGGAGGCGCTGAGCGCAACCGCCAGCAATGCCAGGCGCAATCCTTTGGGCATTGGAGCAATCCTTGTTCGGGAAGTGTCAGGTCAGGATTTCGTGAGAGACAGCGCCGAGGTCAAACGGCTCACGGCCGCCCGATCCTGCTCGGGTAACGACCTGTATTGGTCCAAGACCAAGCCCTCTTCTGGAGTCAGCGAGGCTGAAGGCAAAGGAGTGCGAGTGCCAGTTACGACGTACAGCACATCAACGCCAACTGCAGCAACGGCCGCGAGGTACGCCGCGTCAGGACACCGCTCGCCTTTCTCGTAGTTGTACTGGGAATTCTTAGAGGCCCCAGCCAGCGCCGCAAAGTCAGTCTGGATATAGCCCAGACGCTCGCGCTCTTCTTTCAGGCGTTCGCCTATTCCCACAAATGTCTCCATTGCGGATTGACATTCCCACATTAGAGGGAAATACTCCGCCTGCCATCACACGAAATCACACGAACGTTAACTATGCCGAACGCCTACCCCACGGAGCAAGCCTGCGCGGCTGCCCGCAAACGCATCACCAGCCAGGGCCTGTCCGTCCGCGAATGGGCCGAGAGAAATCACCTGGACGAGAGCACCGTCTACGCGGTCATCAACCGCCAGAAGAAGTGCCTCCGCGGCGAGGCACACCGCGCTGCTGTCTTGCTCGGCATCAAGGAGGGCACGGTCGAACAGTAGTTCGGTCGGCTCAAGGGGAAAACGAGAACATGAAACGCCAGATTCTTGATAGCCGCCGCAAGGCCGTGATGGCCGCCGTGCAAGCCTTCCCGGGCGGTCGTGAAACCGCTGCCGCGCACCTGGGAATGGAGACAAAGCGCTTCGACAACCAGCTCTATGAAAATCCTGGCCATCGCCCGCTGACAGACGAGCAAGTCCGCCAGTTGGAGCGCATGAAGGGCACGACCTTCCTGGCCGACTACATCGCCCGCCTCTACGACGGCGTCTTCGTGCCTATGCCCGAAGACGGGCCCCTCGACAACCTCGACCTCTATGCGCGGTCGCTCGCCACCGACGTGGCCGAAGGCGCTGTCGACAAGATCATTGCCAAGGCGCTGGAAGACGGCCGCCTGACCGAGGCGGAAATCGCCAGGATCGTCGAAGCCCACCGCATCCATATCGCCGCCAGACACGCCGAGGTCGGTGCCGTGATCACCTCGCACCGGGAAACACCGGGCGAGAAGGAACAGCAGTAAGCGCACTACGCGCCGTTTATGGCTACGGCCAGCGCCGCGATGCGGCTCGGGGAGAGTAAGGATGAGCAGTTACAAACTGGTTTGCCCGCACTGCGCGTCGAGGATGCGCATTCGCACCAGCGATGGAAAACACATCTTCTTGCGGGTGGCCTACCTGCAATGCACCAACGAGGCCTGCGGCTGGGCGGTGCGCGCAGAATTCGAGATGACTCACGAAATGAGCCCCTCCGGCATGCCGAATCCTTCAGTGCGTCTGCCGGCGGCGCCCACCGCTCTGCGCCGTGAAGCCATGCGGCAGCAGGGCGACAACCAGCTCGACCTTCTGGAGGCCACCGCATGAACATCGTTCAGTTCACCCCGCAGCAAGCCACCGACTACCGCGCCTTTATGCAGCAGGCTGCAAGCAGCTTCATCGACAAGCACGCCGCCGAGCACCTGGATGACGACGGCCTGTTCGAGCGCACCGTCAACTACCTGGTCAACACCCTGGACGTTCCCGCCTTCATGGCGGGGCGCCTGGTACTGCTGGCCATGAGCGAGCGCCTGCCCAAGGGCGTGGCCTGGCTCGCCGTTGATATGGCTGCCGGACTAGACCAGGGCCTGCGCATGGTGCTGGACCTCCGCACCGGCCAGCAGACCCTGTTGCCTTGTCGCCGCCTGCCTCACCGATTCCTGGCCGCTCCGGCCGCTCCCTGACCATCTGGCACCCCGCCCCACTGCTGTGGGTTTGGGGAAGTTGCACCCGCTTTCCGAGGAATAGGCCATGCAAGACGCCGTTGCGATCCAGCTCGACATGCCCAAGCCGGTGGCAGAAGCCCTGCTCACCAGCCTGCGCACCGAGCTGCGCCGCGCCCTGTCGCAGCACTGGTACGACGACTGCTATCGCACCGTGCCCGAAGGACTGCGCAGCAACCGAATCCTCGACGACTACCCGGCCCTCGCCGGCCAGAAACGCACCATCGGCGCGCTCAGCGCTGCCCTTGCCGCCAACCTGTAAGGCCTGATCCATGACGATGCAAGAAACACTACGGGCGAAGGTCCTGCCGAAGCTGGAAGCCGACTTCGGCCTCAAGCACATGAGCGGCACCAACTACATGCGCAAAGGCAAATGCCCGGCGCACAGCTGCGGCAAGAACACGCTGTACACCTTCCACGACTCGCCCTGGATGCTCGTCTGCGGCCGCCCGGAAAAGTGCAACCATCGCGTCCACGTCAAGGACCTCTACCCCGAGTTGTTCAACGACTGGAGTGACCAGGCGCCGGCCACGGCCGACAACCCCACCGCCACCGCCCGGGCCTACCTGGAGTTCGCTCGCGGCTTCCGCCTGGAGCTGATCCAAGGGTGGTTCACCCAGGAAAACTACTGGGACAGCAAGCTCAAGATCGGCAGCGCCACTGTTCGCTTTCCGCTGGACAAGGGCGGCTACTGGGAACGGCTGATCGACCGCCCCGAGCGATTCGGCAAGCAGAAGGCCCGCTTCCTGAAGGGAGAAAGCTACGCCGGCGTCTGGTGGTGCCCGCCCACCCTCAACCTGGTCGACGTCGACGAGCTGTGGATCGTCGAGGGCATCTTTGACGCCATCGCCCTGCTGCACCACGACCGCGCCGCTGTGTCGATGATGTCCAGCGCCCCCTTCCCGGCCGAATCCCTCAAGGCCCTGAAGAAGCGCTGCCTGGACGAAGACAAGCGCCTGCCGCGCCTGATCTGGGCGCTGGACAATGAGCCGGTGGCCAAGGCCAACGCCCGTCGCTGGGCGAAGGAAGCCAGTGAGCTGGGCTTCAAGTGCGAGGCAGCGGTCATCCCCCAGCACGGCGCGAAAAAGGTCGACTGGAACGACCTTCACCAGCGCTGGACCTTCATCGAAGGCGACGAAGCACGCGCCAAGCGCATCGAGCTGGACCTCGACGAAGCCCGCCACGAAGGCGCCTTGCTGCTGGCCGAAACAGCCGAAGAAAAAGGGCTGCTCATGTACTCCTGGAACGAGCGCAAGGAGTTCCATTTCTCGTTCCGCTCGCGCCTGTACTGGTTCAAGCTCGATATCGAGGCCTATGACCGCGCCCTCAAGGAAATGGAAACCTCCGAGCGCGCCGAGGACCAACTGCTCAACGACAAGCAGCGCCGCGAGAAGGCCCTGCGCCGTGCTGGGTCAGTGGTCCGCATCGGCAACTGCTACTTCCAGGCGCTGTACTTCATGCGCAACGAGCAGACCGACGAGGCTTGGTACTACTTCCGCGTCGAGCGCCCCGAGGCGCCGACCATCAAGGCGACCTTCACCTCTGCCCAGATTTCCGCCTCGGCCGAGTTCCGTAAGCGTCTGCTCAACGTCTGCAACGGCGCCATGTTCACTGGCACCCCGCAGCAGCTGGAACGGATGCTGGAGCCCCAGCTCGACCGCCTCAAGTCCGTCCACACCATCGACTGGATTGGCTACACCCGCGAGCACGGCGTCTACGTCTTCAACGACTTGGCCATCGCCGGGGGCAAGGTCTACAAGCTCAACGAGGAAGACTTCTTCGATGTCGACCGCCTGAGCATCAAGAGCCAGAGCCAGTCCCCGGTGCTGCACATCAACCCGGACCTTGCCGCCTACAACGAAGGCTGGTTCGAAATGTTCTGGAAGTGTTTCGGCGTGCGCGGCGCTGTAGTGCTGGTCTGGTGGCTCGGCGCTCTGTACGCCGAGCAAATTCGCCAGATTCACAAGTCGTACCTGTTCCTGGAGCTGATCGGCGAGGCGGGCTCCGGCAAGACCACCCTGGTGGAACTCAACTGGAAGCTCACCGGCCGAACCGAGTACGAAGGCTTCGACCCATCCAAGGCCACCGCAGCCAGCCGCGCGCGCAACTTCGCCCAGGTCGGCAACCTGCCAGTCGTGCTGATCGAGTCCGAGCGCGAGCAGAAGGAAGGCGCGCCGGTGAAGCACTTCGACTGGGACGAGCTGAAAACCGCCTACAACGGCCGAAGCGTCCGCTCCACCGGCGTGAAGAACAACGGCAACGACACCCGCGAACCACCGTTCCGTGGCGCCCTGCTGATCGCTCAGAACAACGCCGTCAACGCTTCGGAACCGATTCTGCAGCGCCTGGGCCACGTCAACCTGACCCGCGAGCATCAAACGCCGGAAACCAAGCTCCTGGCCGAGCAGCTGGAGCGCATGCCGGTGGAGCAGCTCAGCGGCTTCCTGGTGAAGGCCCTGCAGCCCGCCGACAAGATCATGGCCCTGATGGATAGCCGCACCTCCGGCTATGAGCAGGAGCTGCTTGCCATCCCCGGTATCCGCACAGTGCGTATCGCCAAGAACCATGCGCAGCTGCGCAGCCTGGTGGACTGCCTGCAGCTGGTGGTGCCGCTCAGCGACGAGCGCGCCCAGCTGGTTCACGCCGAGGTCAGCCGCATGGCCCTGGAGCGTCAGCAGGCAATCAACGCGGACCACCCCCTGGTGCGCGAATTCTGGGACCTGTTCGAGTTCCTGAATGGCCCTCTGAACGAGCCCGGCCAACTGAACCACTCCCGCAAAGAGGCGTTCGTCGCGGTGAACCTCAACGAGTTCATCGAGATGGCAGCCAACAAGCGGCAGCAAGTCCCGAACCTGAGCGAACTCAAGCGCCTGCTCAAGACCAGCAAGTCGCCGAAGTTCCTGGACTCCAACAAGGCGGTCAATTCCGCCCGCCACTCCGACGCCTTCAACAAGACGAAGACCGTCCGCTGCTGGCTGTTCCAGCTCGTTTGACAACCCCGCCAGGGCGCGGCAACGCCCGGGCAGCAACCCCCAAGGAGAAGCACCATGCACAACGACGAAAAACAGCTCTATGAGTCCAGCCGCCGCGAGCGGCTCGCCACTCTCACGCTCACCGGCCTGACCTTGGCCTTCCTGGCCATTGCTGGCTACTACACCCCGGCCGTGCTGGCCGCCGTCATCCACTGATCTACCCGCCCAGGCGCGGCAACGCCTGGGCGACTACCCAAGGAGAAGCACCATGCAAAAGCACTTCACTATCACCCAGGCGATGCGCGAAGAAGTCGCCGACCAGCTCACCCTACAGGCCGTTGCGCAGCACGGCCCGCGCATTGCGGCAGACCTGGCGGCGCTCAATGACCAGTTCTGGTCGAAGCACCGCGCTGCTGTCGAGGCCCTGCCCGGGCTGGACAAAAAACACTGGGGTGACCTGATCCTCGCGGGTGCCCTGGCTGCGGTCGTCAAATGCGACGTCGAGTACATGAGGCCAAGGGAAGGCAAGGAACCTACCCGCTGCGCTGTTCACCTGATCTACCGCGAATACAAAAACGATCAACGCAACGCCCTGGTGAAGCGGATCATCGACTCGCCGGCCTATGAGAGCGTGAAGCCCTTTGTATGCAAGAACGCCCATGGCGACAGCCATTGGGCGCTCCGGCTGACGAACCCCAGCGGGTCCGTACCGCGCTTGAACGGAATGGACGTCCTCTCCGAGCCAACGCACGAAACGCTGGCCCTGCTCTGCAGCGAAGACCTGCAAGGCGTGATGAAAGGCGCCGAGGCTTTCCGCGCCCAGGCCATGGACGTGCTGCTCGCCTGCCGCACCTCTCGCCAGGTCGAAGACCTGTTCCCCGAGGCAGCCAAGCTGCTCCCGCAGCCTGTGAAAACCGAGAGAGCGCTCGCCCCCACCGAACTGGCCGCGAATGTTCGCGGGATGCTCAACGCTGGCGTTCCTCCCGTAGTGATGGCGTGAGGTGGCGACGATGAGCACAACGACACTCGACCCGCTGTACCTACTGAACCTGCAGCTTGCCTTCAGCGACTGGGCAAAGCCTCGCGGCTACGACCTGACCATGAGTGATGACGGCAACAGCTTCCTGTCACTGGAGGCCCGCAATGCCTGGCTTGGCTTCGAAGCGGCCCACGGCCCGCACGGCGAACGACCGCAGGGACAGCAGCTCTACGCCCGTATCAGGAAGACAAGCAAATACGCCCACCAGACCGACAAGCTGTTCGAAGTGAGCGTACGCGAAGCTCCCTACGACGACTTCGTCGTACACGGCGGCCCAGGCAGGGTGTACGCCCTACGGGACGTGCATTTCTACGTGATGGTCGCTGGCAAGCCGATGAAGCTCGGCTGACAACTGCTCAGAACCAAGAAGGCCCAGGCGAGCGGCAACTCACCAGGGCCTATCCCAAGGAGAAGCACCATGCATCAACTTCAGCAGCGCCACCGCTGGCTGCTACTGGCAATGGTCACGGCACTGGCAGCCGTGACCGCCACCTCTGTGGCGCTGGCCATTGCCGCGCTCATCGAGAACACCTTGCTGGCGATCCTGTTCGCCTCCGCAGCGGTGGTCCTGGACCTGTTCAAGTACGTCGCCTGGCCTTTTGCCCTCGGCCTGCTGGAAATGCGCCGCACCGTGTGCGCGCTGCTGCTGATGGCCAGCGCTCTGACCCTGGGCGGCGTGTCCGCCTGGGCGAGTTACGACCGGCTCATGACCTCAATCATCACCAGCCGTGCAGAGCACCAGGCACGACAGACGCAACGCCAGGCTGACCTAGTTGAGCAGCGCAACGCCGACGCCTCCCGCATCGAGCAGTTGGACGGCGAAGCGGTCGCCGCCCGCCAGCAGGCGGATGCATTGCGTGAGCGAGGCATGGTTACCCGAGCCCTTGAGCTGGAATCGGCCGCCATGGCCCGCATCGATTCGGAGCGAGCGCGCGCCCAGGTGCGCCGAGATTCAGCCTCTCAGGAACTGACGGCCTTGCTTGCCCAGCCGGCAAAAGCAGCGGGCCTCCCCCTGGAACTGGCCACCCTTTTGTGCCTCGGATTCGCCGCCGCGCTGGAGATTGTCCCGGCCCTCATCCTCTCGGCGCTCCGGCCAACACCTGCGGCGAAACTCGCCCCGGCAGCAGTAACCGCGAAACAGAAACGGCCCGAGGAACGCGCGGAAGCGGTACCAGAAACAGCCGATGGCGAAGGGCTGCCACCGTTGCTGCAACAGCTCATTGCCAGAACAGAGCGCGGCGCCAAGGTCGCAGTGAGACAGGTAGCGAAGGAGCTGCGGATAGGCAGCAGCAAGGCCACCAAGCTCTTGCAGCAAGCCGCTGAAATCGGCGTGCTGCAAAAGACCCCTGGCGGCTACGTCGCTGCATAAAAGAAGGCCCCGCCGGGCGGCAACCCGGCAGGGCCTGACCAACCCCAAGGAGAAGCACCATGCAAGTGAATCAACCCAAGGTCAGCGCGGCGAAGGCTATCACAGCGGATGTAGCAGAGCCCTTACCGGAGTTCCTGACCAATGGTGAGCTCGCCGCATTGATCGGCGCAAAGTCCACTAGAAAACAGATCGAATGGCTCACGATGAGCGGTTGGAGGTTCGAGCTAAACGCGGCGCATAAGCCTATCGTTGGTCGGCTCTATGCTCGCTTCAAGTTGGCAGGGTTCAAGCTGCAAATGGCGCCGGTGGACCAACTGGCCTGGAGCCTCGACCTGTCGAAGGTGAACTGACGTGCAGCCGAGAAGACCCCGCAACAAGGATTTGCCTCCGAGGATGCTTCGGCGCGTACGGACGTTGAAAAGCGGCAAGCTCTGGATTGGCTACTACTACGACGGGCGTGACGAGCAGGGGAAGCGAGTCGAGATTCCGCTCGGGACGGACCTTGACCTGGCTAAGCATGAATGGGCGCGACTCGACGCTAAACCTACCCCGAAATCCTGCCGGCTTTGGGGGGAAGTGTTCGACAGGTACGAGCGAGAAATCGTCCCTTCGAAAGCACCGCGCACCCAGAAGGACAATCTGCTGTCTCTCAAGCAACTTCGCCTGGCCTTTGCAGACGCCCCGATTGAGGCCGTTGCGCCCCAGGTGCTGGCCCAGTACCGGGACAAACGATCAGCAAAAGTTCGCGGAAACCGCGAAATATCCCTGTTCAGTCACATTTACAACATTGCCCGTGAGTGGGGCATTGCCGCGGGCGAAAACCCCGCCAAGGGCGTGCGCAAAAACAAGGAAACCCCGCGCGACTTCTACGCCCGGGATGAAGTCTGGAACGCCGTCTACGCCGTCGCAGAGCCAACATTGCGCGATGCGATGGACCTCGCCTATCTCACCGCCCAACGCCCCAGCGACGTACTGATCGCCCGCGAGGCCGACATACAAGACGGGTTCCTGCAGGTTGCCCAGGGCAAAACGTCGAAGAAGCTGCGGATCCGCCTCGACATAGGCGGCAGCCCGACAGCCCTTGGCGAGCTGGTCACAAGGCTCTGCCTGCAGCGCAAACAGCGCCACGTCGTCGGCCCCTACCTGATCACACTGGAAGACGGCCGGCGGCTGACGCGCTCGATGTTGCGCAATCGATTCGATGACGCCCGCACTCGCGCAGCAGCAAAGGCGATCGAGGTCCAGGACGAGCAACTGGCGATCGCCATCCGCCAATTCCAATTCCGTGACATCCGTCCCAAGGCAGCATCGGAAATTGCTGACATTCGAGAGGCATCCGCCCTACTCGGCCACTCCGATAAGCGGATTACCGAGACAGTATACCGGCGTGTTGGTGAGGTCGTTAAACCGACCCGCTAA